TCATTGCATCAACACCTTCAAGGTATGCCAATGGTGCTTTAACCTGTGTAACTTCTAGAATGTCTTCAATACTCATATATGGAGTTAAAGCTTCTTTAGCCTTGTCTAACTCCTCTTCCTTCTCTTCAACCCTCTGCCCAAAGGTAAGTTGTTCAGCTGCTAGCTTGTTCATTTCTATTTCAGTATTTATACTTATAGCAGTACTTACACTGCTAATGGTAGTAGCAAACAATGTAACAGCTGTAGTTAGCCCACTAGCGTTAGTAGGTAGCATAGCATTAGCACCATACACCATAGCTGCAACATAAGCAACAGCAGCTAATGCTCTCAAGAATTCACTATCAGTACTTTCCATTACCATTTTCAGTAGCATAGTAGCGCCTACTGCTATGGCAATACCTACTAATGTCATTGTTATTGTTGCAGCTAATCCGTAAGTATACAGCGAGTACCCAAATGATACAACACTTAACACTACAGCTATTACACCTAGCAAGTCCATAAACCCATCAGTTTCGTACCACTCTAAGTGCATTACTTGTGCAGCGTACGTACTCAATAACAAACTTCTGTTAAACAACTCATACTGTTCCAACGGACTAAACTTGCTTATAAAATAGTAACTTAATGGCACAAAGAACCCGTCCTGATCTACATCTTTAGCTACCGTACCCGTTAACCCTTGCCTATCTATAAAAGTAATACTACTAAGGTTAGTTATTGTAATTACTACGTATTGTTCTTCGGCCGCTTGGTACCTCATAACTAAGTTCTTACCACTTATCTCATGTTCGTAAGTTCCTTTACTGCCTATTATACCGTTAACTACAACTCTACTTTGAGCAGTCCAAGCAATAGCAGCATTAAAACTACCTTCACGTAGTGTAGCTACATACTTATTACCATCTTCAAGCAGCCCTGCGTCATTATAAATAAACTCGAAAGTTTCATATAGTGCCTTACTAACTACTTTACTATCTTCTTTAGGTTGTAACCCAAAGTGTATAAAAGCATCTTCTACATCATCTATACTAGGGCTTTCCATCAAACTGTCTGTCAAATTGTCTAAGTCTATTCCAAGAAACTTAAGCATATCTTTTGACTGTTTATACCTATCACTTCCAGTATCTTCGTTTACATTTATCGTACTATTTCGTATAGTAACTACTGGTAACATGTCTAAGTTGCCTAAGTATGTATCGGAAGCATCAAGTGCAGGATATCCACCACTGTTCGCTTCGTATACCCAATAGTGCCACTCAGAATCTACTGTATAGTAGTATTTAACATAATAATATCTAACAGGCTTATATGAGTTTACACTTAGCACTGTAGTATCCCAAATAACATCATACACAGCACTATTAGTTTCTTCTACACTTTCACTATCAACAACAGTATCTATAGCCACTTCTTCAGTTATATTGCTTAGCTCTGTAGTTACATCACTTATAGTACCTTGTACAGTACCAATTACCAATACTCTTTCACTAACAATAGTATTTACACTATCAGCATAGTTATTTGTACCATAGGTAACTACCTCATCTACTATAACACTATCCGTCTCAGTACCAGTAGCTATCTGTTCATCTACATTACTAATCTCAGTAGTTACATTGCTTAACTCTCCACTAACATCCCCAACAACTACTACCTGCTCACTGACAGTTGTATTCTTATTATCATATGTTTCATCTATATTAGTTATTATTATAGCAGTTGTAGTTGTTGTAGTTATAGTAGTATCTTCAAATAACTCAGTTACAGCCACACTAGTTGTAGTAGTAGTTGTAGTAGTCTGATCTTCTCTAGCTTGTAAATATGTATCATATAAATCCGTATCATAATTATAGTCAATATTACCTACACTATACACATATCCATTATATACCATCTCATTATTATATGGGGTATATCTGTAATTCTCTTGCAAGTAAAACCCTACATAATAGTACTTATCTACAGCACCTAATCCGCTATCTAGTATAGTACAATCAATTCCATATTTACTATCAATTATATCTTTAATTACATTCTCATTAATATAAATACTTCTCAAGTTACTTTCTGGCAATCCATCCACAAATGTAGTATCGCCATAATTGAAGTATTTACTATACCGATTTCTAACTACTTGTGTATAAGCCATCAACCTGTCAATGACACCTATTTCAGCTTTCATTTCTTCTAAAGCTATTTTAGTTATTAAATCACTGGCTACTATATCTTCTTGTATTACCCTCTGTGTTAATACTTGCGTTTCTATTATATCCTCATCTTCTATACCAAATAACCCTGCCACAAACTCTAGCATAGGGACTAGCACATCTTTCCAAAGAGTTTCTATTAAGTCCCCTACTGCGTGTATAATAACCTTAGCAAAACCTACTACAGCTTTTACCACATCTTCAACAAAATGTACTACAGCACTCATTTTTCTATCCCGTAATACTTAAGTAGTTTAGCAAATTTCGGTTGAACTTCTTTAGTACTAACCCTAACGTACCCATTACCGTTATACTTAAGCCTAATACTCTTTTTTGTCATTAATGTTTTCATCGTAGGTAATAGCCCTTCGTGCGGATTAAATTTTATACTTATGTCACCAGTGATTGCAACAAGTTCTTTCATCACTAATGCTAACCCTACTAAGTCTTTACCGTATATACTATCACCTAGCCATGTATTAATTACTTTATGCACATACAAGAACGCTCCATCAGTTTTTAGCGCTAATCCTTGTTCTATGGCATGCTTCATTTGTGTTTTGTATATAGTTTTGTCTGTGTCAGCAACTAAGTCTTTAAGTAAGTCATAGTGAGCATCTATATCATTTTCAGTACATTTAGTTACTATGTACTCTTTATTTTGTTTTGTGTAGTATACAGCTTCCATAGAACCCTCCTAAGCCACTTGCAACGCATAGTACATCACCACTAACATTGTCATCATCTAATAACATACATACTTCTAATAAAGCACTAGCTCCTTGTGCATGTCCTATATCCTTCTTATAGTACACCACTTCTCTGTCTTTAATTATTTCAGACTCAGCAGCATTATTATTATCAGTACCTGTGCCATGAGGCTTAATAGTATCGCAATCCGTATTGACTTTCTCATACCCACTAATCGTTGTTCCAAATGGGTTTCTGTTCCACTCATATCTCCACTTTGTATCTTTAATTTCAATGCCTTCTTCCTTCCACAATCTAACCACTGCAAACCCATCACTAACAATTAAAGGTATTCCATGTTCTTTAAATATCCTAATTGTATTGAAACTAGTTCTTTCTTCGGCTATTATTATAACCTCTTCAACCTCTCCAAGCTTTAATAGTCTTTCTGCCTCATACAAACTATACATACTACTAGCACATGTGTTATGGTTAACATTAGCATATTCAACATACTCGTTATTAACCATACTACCAATCCATTTGTGTAAACTGTAAGCACTTATCTCTTTAATCAGCATTGTACTTCTTTGATAATCTACGCTGCCTCTATATCTATCATTAACTTGTGTAACATCTCTTGACTCTGATTGAGCTATACCAACACCTCCAGCATACAGCACAGCTGTTGGTCTATCTAGCACTATTTCTTTAGCAATATCAAGGTATTGTTGAGTAGCATAATCTTCTCTATTTATACCTTCTATCTCTATGTGGTCTTCGCAGTTTTTAGTTGCTACTCTGTAGCTGTAGTCTCTAACATACATGTAGTCACTATCTCCGCTATAGTTATAGTATCATACTCAATATTACTAAATGGGTCGTCCCCTAGACCAGCTTTAGTAAAATACTGATACTTATCATCTAGCTGGATAAATAACATTGTAATACCAAAACTATCTAACTCAGCATCTCTGAGAGTAGAATTAATATCTACTCTCTTTCCTTTCTCTTCTCTAACTACATCATTAATAGTTTCTAGTATTTGTGTTTCCATTATACTTCCCCGATAGGGTCATTAGTTTTAACAATCCCTAAGCTAGTGTATGCATTCTTCATAATACTGTCAATAACATTCACTTTGATAGTGTCTGGTATTGAGTTTGCATCTTGTGCAACAGAGTAGGCTACTGACCAACTATCTAGTGCCTGTTTTAACAACTTCTGCTTAGCATCATCATCAAATCCTTTAGTTTGTCTCTCTACTAATAACTGTTGCTTTCTCAATAGTTCGGCTTGCTCTTTAGCTACGTCTGTCTTAGCTTCTGCATCTTGTTCTTGTAGTAAAAACTGTATAGCTGCTGGAATGGCTGTTTGTAATGCCCCTAAGTACACAGTAGCATACTCAGTAGATGTTATTCTTCCACTATCATACTCTACTTTAACATTACCATTAATAGCCTTCATCATTATATCGAATACACCATTACCTTCCCATATGTACTCGTCACCAACTGTAGTAACTTCACCATCAGTAAACTGACTTATATCTATGTAGGTGTTTGCCTGTACCCTGTACTCAACTAAATCTGTATTAACATATGGAGCAGCATCAGTAGTCTCTGCCCATACACCCCAGGCATCAGTAACTAATGCTCTAGTTCTTTTCTCTATAACTATGCTCATATCTATATCCTTTATAACATATCAGAAGACTCCTCAGAGTCCTCTCTATACTATTCTTCGTAGCTTATGTTGAACTTCTTAGCATAGACTGTCTTACCAACAGTTCTGCCACCATCAGCTGACTCTCTCTTATGAATAGCAATAGTAGTTGTCTTAGCAATATCTATCAAACACTGCTCCAACTCAACTGGTATGTTAAGCGGTACAATTCTATCTAGTGCAAAGTACTGATTTTCAAAAAACAATGGTACAGCAGTTACGTGTTGATTATCTCTTGTATCGTTACTTGTTATTGTAACTACTCTCTTAGCAAATGCTTGTTTTTTAGCTTCTGCAATCTTCTTTCTTAGCAAAGCTTCTTTGTTTTGTTTGCTTTTAATGTTGCTTACCTTAGTAGCAACTCTCTTAGGTAGTATACCTTCTACTTCTTCTAGTGCTTCATCTATATCGTCAAAGCTTATAGCCTCAACTGTATCACCCTCTGCCTCTTTAGCATAAAACTCTTCTATCATAGCTGAGAGTTCGTCTTTACTTGTGTTGCCCTTGAACGTTAATCCTAGAGCGGTTGCTTCTTCTTTTAACTGTGCGTGTGTCTTATCTGACATATTAAATCCTTATAGGTTGTTTAATTTAGTGTAAGAGGGACCGTAGTCCCTCACCTCGGTGCTAAAGATTACTCTCCTGCGCACACCATGACTTTCAACAACTTTTCCTCCTGAAGTATGATACCAGCATACCAGAATCTGTATGAGAAGAAACCTTGTGTTCCATATGGATTGCTCAACTCTACCTTATCTGGAGACTGAGACATAAACTTAATCTTACCACGACCTTTAAGACCAACAGTAGCGAATGAACCCTCTGTTGGGAATAGGATTGGGAATAAGTCAAAGTTTGTACCATTGTTAGACAATGTACCTTCGTAACTTTCTGGAATAGCAGCACCTGCACCTCTGTAAACTACTTGTGACTCAGATTCAATAAATCTTACATCTTGTAGTGCACCAACTTCACCCTCAGCTAAGTTAGTAGCAGAAGCATACTTATAAGCTGGAACGTAAGCTAAATCACCTACTGGGTCTGTAACAGTTTCAAGGTCATACTTAACCTCAGGTCCTATGATAGCATAAAACGCTTTGTTAATTGTTCTTGTATCAACCTTAGTAGAACCAGTAACGATTTGAGTATTCTTTTTAGCTCTGTTTCTTACTAGCTTTCTAGAAGCTTTTCTGATAAGGTCAAAGTCAACTCTGAACAAATCATCTTCACTACCATCAGCAGCAATACCAGCACCCATTGTAGCATTAGATGTTGCAGTACCAGCATACATTACGTTTGTAGTACCAAGCATATCTAACTGAATCAAATCCTCATATCTACGATTAGCTAAATGTCCTAACTCTTTTCTGTACTGTACTTGGATATAGTCTTCACTAAATAGCTCAACTTCATCAGTATAGTCAATCATCTCACCATAAGAAGCGAAAGATGTTTCCATTGTCACTTTCTTAATAGTTCTCTTGTTAGTTGCACCAGCTCCTTCTGCTAAAGCTGCACCTGAACCATCTGTAGCTGTTAAACCAGATGTTACATCAGCAATATCTCTACTTGTTAAATAACCTAGAGTTGCGAACTCACCATCTGTTAAATCTCTATCATAGATATGTAACCACTTACTTATCTTATATGTCTTACCATACTTAGTTGGCATAGACTTTCTATCTGCGAACTGTCCATAGACGTTCATCTCTGTAGCTGCCTCTACACCAGCTCTATCATAATAATGTACAATAGTATTAGCACCAGCTGTACTATTAGCACCTGTTCCATACACATTTGTTGCCATTGTTTTATCCTTTAAAATTTACTTTCGACTTTCTTCAACCACTTTTTGTAATCCTCGTCTGGAATCTCATCCAAGTAGTTTACTATGTCTTTCTTTTTACCAGCTCTTGCTTTTGGCAGGCTAGCAACCTTACGTCTCTGAGAGTTTTCTTTAATATCCTCTTGCTGAGAACGTCTCTGCACCTCTTCTTTCTCTACCTTCTGCTGTACCTCTTGTACAGTTTGTTGTTGCACAGCCTGTCCAGCTTGCCAGTAGTATTCCAGGTCACTCTTCATTCCACCATCTAAGCTTTTCAACTTAAGCATAGTAGGATACAGCTTATCATATACACCATTCTTGATATCGTTGTGTAGTCCCTCTATCATAGCTGGATTAGCCAATAACTGCTGTCTAGATTTAGCATCCCAGACACTATCTACAACATGTTCTGTTCTTGTGTACACCTCTTTATCTTGTGCCAACCTAGTAACAGTCTCTCTTAGCTGTATTTGCTCATCTGCAACACTATAATCTCTAGGAGTATAGCTCTTAACTTCATCCATATCTATATCTAATGGGTCTATGCCATTATCTTTCATCAGTGACATGATAGCTTCTTTGCTACCACTCTTCAAGTCAATCAGCAAATTAATGTCATCTTGAGTAACATTATGCTGTTTCATAGCTGCTATCTGTTTCTTCCATGGAGCTACTTCTTGCATCTTCTTAGTGTAGTCTAACCCCTTAGAAGCTAACTCTTTAAGTTCATCAATAGTAAACTCTATTTCAGTTCCAACAGCTTTAACTTTATAAGTAGCTGGTTTACTCTGAGGTTTAGGTCCATCCCCTTGTTCTTCTGTACTCTCAGTTTCAGTTTGGTCTTCGCCTTCGTCTTCATCCTCATCTTCGCTAGCATCTTCATCAGCCTCCTCGGATGCATCTTCGTCATCCTCGTCATCTGAATCTTCAGGATAATCCTCTGGTTCTTCGACTTCTTCCTCTGTTTCGTCAGTATCCTCAGTTTCTTCAACATCGCTATCAGAGTCCTCATCTTGAGGTTGTTCTAAGCTACGTGAAGATACCATCCTCTCTAACTCGTCCATCGGCATATTATACAATGCTTCTTCATCTATTGTCAACTCAGCAGGTGACTCGTTTCCTTGTACTCCCATGACCTATCCTTACACTTCACCATTGTCATCTTCATCATCATCATCAATCGGACTATCATCTATGATACCCATATTTTTGACATACTTGAAGTATTCTTGTAAAGCACTAATAGCAGCTAGGTCTTCAATTAAAGCACCTCTCACACCACTTCTTCGTACATACTCACTTGATAATAGTGATACACCATCAGCAGCTTTATCTTTAAAATATCCCTGTAAGATTAGTTTCTGGAAATCAGAGTTCTGCTCCAATCTCACCAATGCCTGAGCTAATTCAACCCAGTATTCATTCTCTGTAGTCAGCAATTCTGCTGTGTTAGTTTGGTTGTTCATATCCATAATATGAATCCTTTCTAATTAGATTTGAGCTTTTTACGACAATCCCGTTCTGGTCGATATTATTATACCTTCTTCTTTTTCTTCTTGCAAGCCATCTATTATCCTTTATTCCATTTCTTAGCATTTCCAGCGAACGTAGCACGCTTCCTAGTCTTGCTATTCTTACTAGCCTTGCCCTTAGCAATGCACTGCTCTGTCACTCCAGCAAAACCTAATCCTTTACAATAGTCTGTAAACTTACCCTTATTCTTCCCATCTATCTCGATAGGATTTGCTAGACTTTTCATCTAGCACCTCCTCTTCCTTTCATTCTCTCTAGCTCTATCTTAGTCATAGCATCATGGTCTTTCTTAGCTAGTTCCTTTCTCACATCCTGTCCACTTTCTCTCTCCAGGAAACTCAAGTCTTTTAAGTCTGCTTCCGAACTAGCTACCTTAGCCTTAGCTAACTCACTTTGTGTCTTAGCTTGCTTTAATTGTACATCTACCTGGTTCTCCATAGCCTTAGCTCTTTCATTCTGTACCTGAGCCTCTAGCAATGCTATTCTCAATTCCATCTCTTTCATTGCCATCGGGTCTGGCTGTGGTTGGTATTCTTCTAACTTCTTCGCTAAGTCTGGCATCTTCTGTAACCTTGCCACCTCTGCCATCAACGTTCGTCTAATTGTAGGGTCTTCATTAGGTCCAATAGTCTGTAACATAAAACTTAGCTCACCAGCCTTTGCAGCATTATCCTCAGCAGTGGCTACACTAATCTCGATATCTATCTTACCTTCTAGGTCATCTCTTCTTACTGGTACAAATTCATCATTAGTTATTCTAATAACCTGCTCTTCTAACAAGAACTCACTATTATATGCCATCCACTTTCTCATTAGTGGCTTAATCAAGTTCTCTGCTATGTTCCTTACAATATCTAGTCTTCTTGTACTTGTAGCGTCCATAGCTCCTCTAGCACCAGTAGCAGTGTTACCTAAGCTAGCACCTGTTATACCACCACTAAAGCTCTTAACTCCTGTTAAACTCTCTATCTCATTGTTCTGCATCTGTATTACATTAAACACACTGTTAGGTATATTGTTGTAGCTACCATCCCAGAAGTCATTAGGCGTTTGGTTGAACTCAAAGTTCTCACCATTAAAGAACCTAGCTCTGTTCACAGCATCCAAAGCACCTTTTCTGATGCCTTTCTGTCCGTTGTTGCTCAATGCCATGTTGTCTATGATACCTCTGTAGATAGCTGTCTTAATCTTTTGATTGTCTCCTATCATCTCAGCATTGGCTTCACCATACAGCTGAAACGGCACACTGCTAAATGGTACAACAATAAATGGTGGCTTCTTGTCTGGATATGGGTTGTCTTCCAATCTAATAATCGTATCCCCTATCCATGTACATACGATAGGTTCTGTGATACCATCATCATTAATATCATAATTACCCCAGTATTCATAAACTACTACCTTTTTTCTTGGGTCATCACTAAATCTAAACTCTGTATCATCCTCTTTGTCGTAGTCACCATCTTCGTCATTAATCTTGACCTTCTTGAGCCTCTTCTCACTATACTTGCCTTCTTGTCTAAGTGTACTTAAATCACTCTCATATCTATATATCACAAACTGACACTTATCCATATCGTCTTGGCAAGTAGGATCAATAAACACGTCCTCATTCCTACACACCTTTGCAGTAGGTTGATTCACAGTTACTATTGTCTGCATCTCCATTCTGCTACCTATCTGGAAAGGTTCACCTGTCATTGGATTAACAGCCATGATAGGTACTTCTACTTCTCTTTCCTCCTCCTCATACTCCCAGCCTGTCATAACAACAGCAGTACCTTCTTGAGTAAGTACCTTGACAGTCTTTGTCATAAAGTTATATCTATTAAACTGTCTACAGAACTGGGTATTCAATACTAGCTCATTCTGTCTAGCAGCGTCAACATCCTCGAACGTGATAGGACTTGCTTTGATAATATCACTAGTAGATACAAATGGGTCTATCAGTGTTGGATGTTGCCATTCATTCTGTCTCTTAATATCCCTAGATACCACTTTAGACCTATTCTTCTTCTCAGTACCATATGGTTCACCATTATACCATGCCTTCCATTCAGCTATCTTGCCATCCCAGTCTTCTCGTAACTGTTTAGCAGCAGTATAGTCAGCCTTAAGGGCTTTTAGTATAGTAGATTCTTTTTGTACTTTGTTTTCTTTCATAGTTCGATTCCTTTGTATTCTCGCATTATACCATTACAAGAACCTATTGTCCACAAGTACGAAGTGGAAACTAGCCCTTACCTGTGAGTTATTAGTTAATGTACTAGTCTTATCATTTAGTATAGCCAGACTACTTGGCTAGGTTTTGTTTCATCATCATCTGCGTGTATAAATGTCTTAGCTACACCTATTCTATTAAATCCAGCCATAACTAAACCATATAACACTCTAGCTCTTGTTCTACTATCTGTAGCCTTTATATCTAGTGCTTTACCTATCACGTGGCTACTATCTTCCTTACCACCTACTTCTTTGTTATATTTCTTACATCTACAAGCACTATTAATAACAAAAGGAACTTGTGCATATTCTCTAGCTTTATCAAACTTTGTTAATGTATTATCGCTAAAGTTATTTAAACCACAACATGGGCAACATAGTTCTGAATCTTTGAAATATCTACTCATTATTCACTCCATACTCGTTTTAATTAAAGTACCTAGTATTGCTAGAAAAGCAGTGATAATTAACCACATACCTTTTTTCTGTGCATCTTCAAGGTCTTTAATTCTACTATTAGCTACTATTAGTTTTTCGCTACCTACATCACATCTGTTGATAAGTTCATTAATCTCTTCTCTATTCTTTTGTACACCAGTTGCCAATCTATCTCCTAGTGCCTCATATCCCTTTAGCTGTCCATCTCTAGTTTTAGAGAGGCTTAAAAGGCTAGGACAACCATTAAGCTGTCTATCTTCTATCTTTTGAAACCTATCTTCATACTTAGACATACTTTCTAAAATAGTTTCCATCTTTATCATTATCTTATCTTGTAAGTGCCAATGCTCTGCCATCTCTTTAGTAAGTGTTTCATTAGCACTAGCAAACCTATCAAGATTTTTATTTATATCCTCTACAA